CTCAGGTGATCTACTTACATGTAACATCAATATCTCAGTCCTAACGAGTTGGAGCTAAAATGTCCGAGTGGGAAAAAGAGCAAGAAGCCTTCCTGATCAAGATCGGGCAGGTAGCACCATCAACACCAAAACCATCTACTAAGAAAGACGAGGAATAACCTAAATGGCTGTATTCTTAAATAACAAGGTCGGCGTGAAGGTTAACTCTGTCGATCTATCTGATCATGTGACCGCTGTCACACTTAACCGCAATTTTGATGAGCTTGAAGTAACAGCAATGGGCGATGGCGGACATAAGTTCGTTAAAGGCCTTGAGGCATCATCTGTCACAATCGATTTCCTTAACGACACCGCATCTGCAAACGTACTTGCTACTTTGCAAGCTGCATGGGGAACAAACGTCACAGTAGTTCTTCTACAGGAAAAGGGCACCGCTGTATCAGCGACCAACCCTCTTTACACAATGACTTGCTTGATCAACGGCACAACCGATATCAACGGCGCAGTCGGCGACCTCGGTACTCAATCATTGACATTCAACGTCTCTGGTACAGTAGCAGTTGCATCAACAGGCACATTCTAAGAAACTAAACAAAGGGGCATAGCATGGCAAAGTTAATAGTCACGATGGCAGACAACACAGTCACCGAGATCGAGATCACTCCTCGATTAGAGTACGCGTTTGAGCTATATGCTAAAAAGGGATTTCACAAAGCGTTCCGCGATGATGAAAAGCAGTCGGATGTCTATTGGCTTGCATGGGAAGGCCTTCGACTAAGTGGAGTCACAGTCAAGCCATTCGGCGCAGACTTTCTCGAAACTCTCAAGAGTGTAGAGGTTGCTGAGTCTGACCCTTTGGCCTAGGCAGGGATAGCATCCACTATCTCATCGCTCGCTTGAGCATTGAGACGGCTATCCCTCCAAAATCTTTAATTGATTTAGATTCGTCAATGCTTCAGATGTTACTGAAAGCATTGAAAGACCGAGCGAAGGAGCAGAGCGATGCCTACAGAGCTAAAAGGCGCTAATGCGCTTCGTAAGGCTCTTAAGCAATTCTCGCCTGATCTAGATAAAGAAACACGCGATGAGATGGTTGGATTCTTAAAGCCATTGGTCAAGAAGGCTAGGGGCTTTATGCCATCCAACTCATTATTACCTTCGGGCTGGGTAGGCACTAGTGAGCCGGGTCAATTCCCTAAGTATGATGCCAGCATCGCACGTCGAGGCGTCGGCTATAAACTGACACCTACTAAGCCTAATCGTCAAGGCTGGATTCAGACAGTATCGATCCACAACAAGACGGCGGCTGGGGTTATCTATGAGTGGGCTGGACGCAAGTCTAGTAGCAAATTTGTGTCTAATTTACCCGGCACAATGACAGGCTCAGGCAAAATGCAAGGCCGTGCAATGTTTAAGGCCTACAAAGAAGATGAAGGCAAGGCCAAAGTCGGAGTTATTAGAGCTCTAGAAAAAGCCGCTGCAAAGTTTAACGCGAAAGGCAATATCTAAATGGCTGAATTACGCATCCCGATTATTGGTGAGTTCAAGGGTAAGAAGGCTTTTGGCGATGCTAATAAAGCTACTAACGCTCTTGATAAAGGCGTTAAGCGATTAGGCGCCAGCCTTGCAGCCGTGTTCGGTACTCAACAGCTTCTTAGGTTCGCTAAGAATGCATCTAAAGCCTTTATCGAGGATGAGAAAGCCGCTAACCGATTAGCCATTGCAGTAAAGAATTTAGGTCTAGAGTTTCAAACCCCACGCATCGAAAGATTTATATCCGATCTTTCTGCCATGTCAGGCGTCGCAGACGATCAACTTAGACCGGCCATGCAACGTCTGTTGCAGACCACTGGCTCAGTTTCTAAGGCTCAAGAATTACTTACACAGGCTTTAGACGTAAGCGCTGGATCAGGTGTTGATTTTGAGACTGTAGCCAATGACCTAAGCATGGCCTACGTCGGACAGACTCGTGGACTTCGTAAGTATTCCCTAGGACTTACACAGGCAGAGCTAAAGACAATGAGTTTTGCAGATGTGCAGGAAAGACTTAATAAGCAATTCTCAGGCGCTAACGCAGAATTTTTGACAACCTATGCAGGTAAGTTACAGCTCATAACTACGGCCGCTGGGGAAGCCAGCGAGAAGATCGGTGGAGCGTTAGTCGATTCACTCATTTCAGTATTTGCTGCAGGTGATGTCACTAAGTTTGTGACTCAGATCGACACTCTAGCGACCAAGATTGCCAATGTAGTAAATAGCGTCGTATTCGGATTCCAAAAGTTATACATTTTGACAAGCGACCGCGCCATCCTTGCCAGCTTTAATCCTTTTGATGATTATGAGAAGAATGCTTTAGCGGCTATTGAAGCGGCAGAGAAAGCTGCAAAGTTTAGACTGAATGCCCCATCCATGGGCTATTTAGGTTCTCAGCCTATGGGTATCTATGAAACATCAGCGCAAGCCTCAGCTCGTAAAAAGGCAGAAGCCGATGCAGCCAAGCGCCAGCGTGATTTAGCGAATAATAACAAAAAGATTCTAGACACTCAGAAGAAGCAACTAGCCCTGCAGAAGGCATCTAAGACTCTTAACCTAGAAGCCATCGGTATTGAGGCAGCACTTAAGGGTCAGATCAGCGAGACAGACCGCCTATCTTTGCTATTACAGAAAGCCATTTTGGCAGACAATACAAGCCTCGCCACTCAGTTATCTGATCAACTAGAAGCTGCAATTAAGCGTCAAAATGATATTCGTAACTTATTACTGACAACTCCCGAGGCGCCAAACCCTTATCGCAACTGGACACTACCTCAGGACTTGCTTAATTACACAGCATCATCGTTAGGGGTATCTGTAGCACAATTACAGAACACCCCTGTAGCGCCATCTTCTAGTTTCTCAGATGCTCAAATGGAATTGATGGCGGCAGTCAATTCATTCCAAGGAGCCAACCAACAGGCAATCAACATAGAAGTCTATCTTGATGGTGATGCTGTGGGCGGAGCAGTAACAAGCGCCCAAGTCAATCAATCTCTTTCAGGAACTTTCAGCGACGTCAGCCGATATAACGGACGCGGAGCGCCGTCAATCAAATGACACTACCTGCCACGATCTCGGTTTCGTTCGACTTTAGCCAATCAGCGACCTTCGGGTACCCCTTCACGGTGGGCGACCCGATCAATGGCGTCATCGGCGTATCTCAGTTCGCTGCAACGGAAGTCCCTGATCCTGTCGTTGATTTAAGTAGCGTCACTCGATCAATCAAGATTCAGCGCGGAAGAAGTATTATGCGCGACACCTACGAGACGGGCACATGTACTGTCCGAGTAATCGATGAGACAGGCGCATTCAATCCTCAGAACACATCTTCACCCTATTTTGGCTACCTAACTCCACTTCGTAAAGTTCGTGTCGCAGCTACTACTCCAACCACTCAGCACTTCTTATTTTCAGGTTATGTCGATTCCTATAAATACTCTTTTCCAACTGGTCAAGAATTAGGCTATGTAGACATCGTGTGCTCGGATGCCTTTAGACTCTTTCAGATGGCTAACATAGCAAGTGTGACGGGCGCCACAGCGGGTCAAACTACTGGCACACGAATTACAAAGATTCTAGATCAAGTCTCATTCCCTACATCGATGAGAATTACAGACACAGGCTCGACGACAGTTCAAGCCGATCCCGCAACAGCTCGCACATCCTTGCAAGCCCTCAAGGCGGCAGAGTTCGCAGAGCAAGGCGCATTCTTTATCCGTACCGATGGCACCGCAGAATTCAAGGATCGCAACGATGTCGTGGGCTCTCTAGCGGCTACACCGATTGAGTTCAATCAAACTACTGGGATTCCATATTCAGACCTTCGTTATGCCTTCGATGACAAATTGATCATCAATCAAGCTAGCATGACACGCCTAGGTGGGTCGGCTCAAGTAGTGGCCAATGTTGATTCATCGGCTAGATATTTTCCTCATGGCACTACTTTGACAGAGATGATCCCTGAGACAGATGCTCAAGTCTTAGACATTGCTCGAATCTATGTCGCCACGCGTGCAAATACCGATATCAGAATCGATGCCATGACAGTCGATCTATTGGACACCGATGTCCCTACAGACACAATGATCGGCCTCGATTACTTTGATAATCTACAGATCACCAATGTGCAGGAGAATGGTTCGACAATCGTCAAGACTCTGCAAGTGCAGGGCTTAGCATGGGACATCACCCCTAATTCAATGAAGTGCACAGTAACAACACTTGAGCCTATAGTCGAGGGATTCATCATAGGATCATCGACTTACGGTATAATCGGACAATCCATAATGGGATACTAGGAGAAAACAATGGCAACAGGCTTTCCAGCGACAACAGGCGACATCTTTACGGCTGCAGACTATAACGGCCTAGTCACCTTCGAGATCAAGGCAGATCAGACAGCCGACTACACGCTTACTGTCGCCGACTCCTATCAAGTCTTAGTCCCTATGAACAAGGCTACAGCGATCGCCTTAAAGATCCCTACAAATGCGACAGCGGCTATTCCTGTCGGCTCTGTTATCACTATTCTTAACGAAGGCGTGGGAGTCTGCACAATCTCCGCCGTTACTTCGGGCACAACTACAGTTCTTTCAGCTGGTTCAGTTGCAGCTGCACCAACACTCGGACAATATAAGTCAGCGGCTTGCATAAAGACTGGCACAGATACTTGGTACATCGTGGGTGCGATTTCCTAATGCTTAACAATATCGTAGGGCTTTTAGGTGATGGCAAGCGTCAATTTAGCGTCGATTATTTAGTACTCGCCGGAGGCGGTGGAGGTTTTATTGGTCAGGTTTCCGATGAATATGGCGGCGGTGGCGGTGCAGGTGGCCTTCGATGTACTGTCACGGCAACCGGCGGTGGCGGTGCACTTGAAAGCGCATTAAGTGTTTCTACATCGACTTCATATTCTTTAAGAGTAGGCGCTGGCGGAGCGAGCGGAGCTTCGGGCGGTAACTCTATTTTCGCATCTATAACATCAACTGGCGGTGGGTTTGGTAACGGAATTTCTGGCGGATCCGGCGGTGGATCGCGTTCGATTTCTGGAACAGGCGCTGGCGGCGCAGCGAGCCCAAGCGGTCAAGGTTTTGCAGGCGGTTCTGGTACAGTCATTTTTGGTGTAGCTTCCGCAGCAGGCGGAGGCGGTGGCGCTGGTGCCGTTGGAGTCAATGGCAACGCAGGAAGTGGATTCGGCGTTGCTGGTAATGGCGGCGCAGGTGTTGCAAGTTCTATAACTGGATCATCAGTTACACGCGGCGGCGGAGGCGGTGGCGCCGGTGGAGGAACAGATGGAACTGGTGGAACTGGTGGTGGCGGTAATGGAAACCGAGCAGGCGTAGCAGGCAACGGCACAGCCAATACAGGAGGCGGTGGCGGTGGCGCTTACGGCGTCGGGATAGGTACTGGCACACCTGGCGCAGGCGGTTCTGGAGTAGTAATTCTTAAATACCCAGACACAATCACAGCTACATTTTCGGGCGGAGTAACCCAATCGACTGCAACATCTGGAGGATTTAAGATTTCAACAGTAACAGCGGCAGGCGTATCAGACACAGTGAGTTTTGCATAATGGCACACTACGCATACATAGACGAAAACAATATCGTGACTGAAGTGATTGTCGGTCGCGATGAAAATGATTTAATTGATGGCGTTACATCATGGGAAGAATATTACGGAGCAATCCGAACAAGTTATAACGGAAACATTCGCTATAACTACGCTGGCGTTGGATATACCTATGATCCAATCGATGACGCATTTATAGCGCCTATGCCAGAATGCGGCCATAACTCATTATTACTTAACGATCGCAAGCGTTGGGAATGTGCAGAATGCGAGGCACTTAATGAAGCCAATTCTATCTAAAGCCGGACAACAGTTACGCGAGCAATTTGATGACACCTTCCCAGATCGTGATCGGCGTTCCGATGGCTGGATCGGCGATCTCCGTCATTCAGCGCGTCCTTCTGACCACAATCCTGATCCATCGTCAGGGGTGGTTAGAGCCATCGATGTCGATCGAGATGTTCATAAGTCAGGCAAGCCCGACCTCATGCCCGATATTGCAGATCAGCTTCGACTCGCGGCAAAGGCAGGCGAAAAGCGTATTGCCTACATCATCTTCGACGGACGAATTGCATCGTCTCGCATGGGCTGGCGCTGGCGAAAGTATTCGGGAAGCAATCCGCATCGGGCGCATTGCCACTTTTCTTTCACTAAGCAAGGTGATACGGACGGCTCTTTCTTTAATATCCCGTTACTAGGAGGCAAATAATGGAACAAGCAAAGTCACTCGCAGCATCATGGGCACGATCATTCTTAGCAGCTGCATTGGCGCTATACATGGCAGGAGTAACTGATCCTAAGACACTAGCAATGGCAGGTGTAGCAGCCGTAGCACCTGTAATTTTGCGCTGGCTCAACCCTAGCGACGCATCATTTGGCGTAAGCAAAAAATGACACAGGAAAACTTCTTCACCCTTTACTTTGCCAGCCTTGCCGTAATCGGTGGGCTTGCAGGTTATGTGATCACGCATTTACTGTCTGAGATTAAGCGCCTCAACTCGCGTGTCGATGAGATCTATAACATACTCTTAGAGCGATAATTTTTGCTATGGCAAGAAAAAGAGTTATCGATCTTGATACATACAACGCGCTAGATGCTTATTGCATCTCTCTTAATGAGTACTTCAAGTCATTGAGAAAAGCAGGGTTTAGTGAAGATATGGCCTTTTGGCTATTACTAGACCGAGACTCTTATCCTGACTGGATCTTGCCATCGATCCCTGACCGAGTGGATCGCATACCCTACGAGGACGACGACGAGGATTAATGAAGCGCATTGTCATAGTGAGCGACCTACAGGTTCCCTTCCACGATAGACACGCAGTTAAGAATCTAGCCAGCTTTATCAGTAAGTTCAAGCCGCACGAAGTAGTGACGATCGGCGACGAGATTGATTTTAACACGATCAGCAAATGGTCGGAAGGGACGCCCGAGGCCTATGAGCAGACTCTTGGAGATGATCGCGATGAAGCTGTTCAAGTCCTTTACGATTTACAGGTCACGCAGACCATAAGGTCTAATCACACAGACCGCCTTTACAATCAGATCATGAGGAAGATTCCCTCATTCCTATCTTTGCCTGAGTTACGCTTTGAGAAGTTTATGAGATTCGATGAGCTTGGGATCACATTCCATAAGAAGCCATATAACATCGCGCCTAACTGGATTGCAGTTCATGGGGATCATACGCCTATCAAGTCACAGGGGGGTCTCTCAGCCCTTGAGGCGGCCCGTAGACACGGGAAAAGCGTCATCTCGGGTCATACTCACAGGGCAGGGCGTTCGTCGTTCTCAGAGGCCTCAGGAGGCCGAATAGGGCGTATTCTGCATGGCGTAGAAGTGGGCAACCTAATGGACTTTAGCAAGGCCTCATACACAAAGGGATCGGCTAACTGGCAACAGGCTTTCGCCATCATGTATGTGGACGGCAAGAATGTTCAGGTCGATCTGATCTACATCGAGAAGGATGGCACCTTCGTGGTCTCAGGTAAGCGCTATGGACGACCTAGATAACGACCTAGCTCGGTCGATCGATGACCACATAGATGATGCAGAATCGTTACCATTTCGTTATCTAAATGTCCTTGACCTAGACTAGACATCTGTCATCCTTATCTCATCGGCGAAGGGCGTCGATAAGAAAGGGCAATCATGTTTGATTCAGCATTACAGGATCTAGTGGCAATAATCGCCATATCTGCATTATGGTTCCACTTAGGCCGAATGGTCGGCATACGCGTTGGTTATCTAAAAGGTCGCAAAGCCGTGAGAGATTACTACGCATCTAAGGAAAGGGTCAAAGTGTGAAAGCAAGTGATTTCCTCAACGAAGCAAAGGCAACAATTCAAGATCGTGGAATGGACTACGGACACCCGTCGGACAATATGTCCCGAACAGCATGCCTATGGTCAGCATTCCTCCAAATGCCTGTTACTGACTATCAAGTGGCATCATGCATGGCATTGGTCAAGCTCGCACGAAGCATGGAGTCTGCGAAAGTCGATACATACATCGACGCTGCAGCCTATCTTGCAATAGCAGGACAACTACACACAGAGGAGAACGAGCTTTATGTTTAACTTAGAAGATTATGAGACAGTAGAAGAACGCCTAATTAAGTTTTGGAAGGATCATCCCGATGGGCAAATTCATACGAAGTTACTTGATCAGTCCGCTGGTCGTTTTATTGTTGAGGCTTCTATATTTCGTACAGAGGCGGATAACAGGCCTTGGACTACTGGACTGGCAGAAGAGACCATCCAAGGGCGCGGAGTCAATGCGACAAGTGCGCTGGAAAATTGTGAGACTAGTGCTATCGGTCGAGCGCTTGCTAACGCTGGATATGCAACGAAGGGAAAGCGTGCGTCACGAGAAGAGATGGCGAAAGTTGGTAAAGCGCAAGAGGTCAAGGCTAGCATCGATGAAGTAAAGGCTAAGATGGCGCAGACATCGGGCGAATACATTCCTGTAGTAAAGGAGGACGATCCATGGACTATCAAGCCAGCGACTATGCCGCCCACAATGGGGGAAGCGGTTGCGACGGTGAAAGAGATTATTGGAGGCCAAACAGAGAAGGACATTCCGAGATGTCCTCATGGCGACATGATTTGGAAAACTGGGCAATCGGGCGCAGGTAAAGCATGGGGACATTTCAAGTGTTCTGCATGGGTAACAGGTGAGCTGACTCGATGCCCTAAGGGTGAAGATGTCATTTGGTATGAGATCAACAAAGAGGGCGCATGGCAACGACAGAAAGCGAGAGTCTAGTGGGACGCTTACAGTTTAAGAATCAAGATGATGAATGGGAGTCATTCCCAACTGATGAAGAGATTCAACGATCTAAGGAAGTTCAGGCAATCTTAGAAGAATTTACATTTATGACTCGGTGCTGTTTATGTAATGACTCGATTCCTGTCTCAGAGATCAAAGTCAATCTTACTAATAAGGCGTGGTCATGCAGAAAGTGTCACGCGGTCAATGGCCTCACAAAGCCGTAAATACCGAGGATTCTCAACCGAGCGAGTGGTCGCACGTTACCTTTCGGAGTGGTGGCCACATGCGGATATCGGTCGAGGGGCTGGAAAAGATATAACACATGTCCCGTTCGACATGGAAGTTAAGGCTAGATCGGCGTTCCAGCCTAAGGCATGGATCGATCAAGTCACCAAAAGAGCTAGCAAGTCCAATGACTTGCCCATCGTGGTGTGTCGCTTAAATGGTCAAGGAGAAAGTAGTCCACAAGACTATTTGGCATTTATGCGGCTTGGTGATTTGGTCGATCTATTGCTGAGTTCAGGTTACGAGGATTACAAGGGTGATCGCGATACACTTGAGCCTATGAGATGCAAGATGTGTGGCGCATGGGCGTTCACAGAGACTTGCCGGACATGTCAGGTGGATCCCGATGCCAACCTATGAATTTGAGTGTGACAATGAGAAGTGCGAATCCAATGCACGCATCGAGGAATGGCTCAGCATTACAGAGCCTCATGACCTAGAGTGTCCATTCTGCCACTCGCCTATGCATAAGGTCTACAGCTCTATAGGAGTAGCGTTTAAGGGCTCAGGATTCTACAGTACGGACAATCGATGAAGATCGGGAGTCTCTGCACCGGCTATGGTGGATTAGATATTGCAGTTGAAGCCTACTTTAATGCTGAGACGATATGGTGCGCTGAGTACGACAAACACGCATCAAAGGTGATTGAACAGAGATTCGGTCACATGAATTACAAAGACATCAAACAGATCAACTGGAAAGATGTGCCTAAAGTGGACATCCTGACCGCTGGTTACCCCTGTCAACCATTCTCGGTAGCGGGGCATAGAAAGGGTGAAAATGATGCAAGACATATCTGGCCGTTTATCAAAGACGCCATTCGCACAATTAGACCTAGATGGGTCATCATGGAAAACGTTAAAGGCCATCTCTCGCTTGGCTTCGACCAAGTCCTCAGTGACCTTGCCAGTATCGGGTATGATGCAAGATGGGAGATTGTACGAGCTGCAGAAGTTGGCGCACCCCACCATCGCAGAAGATTGTTTATTGTTGCCTACCCCTCACACACAGGTTGGACATACAACGGGAAAGTGCAGGAATTGGGGCGCGGATTTACTTCATTCGCTGACATGTACTTGCAAGATGCGCCGCAAGAATTGGATCAAGGTCGAGTAAATACTAAATTCCTCGAATACATGATGGGATTACCTAGTGGATGGGTGACAGACATAGACGTCCCTAAAACTCAACATTACAAGATATTGGGTAATGGAGTAGTCCCTCAGCAGGCCTATCACGCTCTAAAGACTATATGTGATCCAATTCACATTCCACATAGTGAGATTGTAGGAGATGCTACACATGAACGTATTTGACATAGATGGTACTCTCAGGCGAGAGCCCTTCAGGGGCTCAGCACGCGCCCGTAAGGGCAGAGCGCGAGTGGTCGCCATCGTTATTGGGACAGCTCTATTCATGAGCGTTGCCCCTGAATCAAGTGCGTCTAACCACGTTAAAACAGACATCAAACACTTAGCAAAGATCACTCTTACTCATAAGCAATACCTATGTCATAACGAGATCATCTATAGAGAATCAAGATGGAATCATAGAGCAGTAGGTAACATAGGCGGCACTAAGCAAGCATATGGTCTATATCAGATGAAGCTCAAAAGCCTACATACATCTACTCATATCAGACAGTATTGGAAGTATTGGTACTATGTAGTCCATCGTTATGGAGTAGTAGATACTAAGACTCATGATGCTAACTATTGCAAGGCTTTACATCATCTAAAGACTAAGGGATGGCAATGAGTACAAAGCGCGGTGATCCTCGTGGTACTAGGGCATACAAGAAGCGCAGGTTAGAGGTACTACAGAGGGATCAATGGTCATGCTTCTATTGTGGACAACCAGCCACAACAGTCGATCATGTGATTCCAATAGTTCGCGGGGGTGACCCGATAGCATGGGAGAACTTGGTCTCGTGCTGTGCCAAGTGCAATAGCATGAAGGGGAGTAGGTCTGAGGGCGTTTTTTTAGCACGACAGGCCACCCCCCCTGTCTTTTCTGGCAATTTATCCCCGATGCAGTCCGAGATTCACCAGGACAGTCCGTTCTCTGCCCGACCAGTCCCGATTGATGGTCAATAATGGCGGCTCGTAAAAAAGCCCTACGAGGGGCAATCAAAGCAAGGCTTCACAGTCCACTTCTCAAGGGCAAAACTAGGGCAGATGAGATTGCCAAGCTCGCAGATGATCTAGGTACACCGCTTATGCCGTGGCAACGCTGGGTCTTAGACGACATGATGCGCGTGGATGCAAAAGGCAACTACATCCGTAAGACATCTTTGCTATTGGTAGCTCGACAGAATGGCAAGTCCCATTTAGGACGTATGCGCGTCATTTGGGGGCTGTTTTACGGAGGCGAGATGAAGCATTTGATCATGTCATCCAACCGAGCCACAGCCTTGATGACCTTTCGTGAGATTGCGTGGATCATCGAGAACGCACCGCAACTCAAGGCAGGCACGAAGGCGATCCGATATGCCAATGGAGGCGAGCGCATTGAGTTACTTAATGGCGCAACGCTCGACCTCGTATCTGACACGCGAGACTCATCTCGTGGACGCACCGCCGACTTCCTATGGATTGATGAGGTTCGAGAGATTAGTAAGGATGGCTACACAGCTGCAATCCCTACCACTCGCGCTAGACCTAACTCGCAGACCTTTCTGACTAGCAATGCCGGTGATGCCTTCTCAGAAACACTTAACAATCTCAGAGAACGCGCTCTATCTGCACCGCCTAAGTCATTTGGCTTCTATGAGTACTCAGCTCCGCAATACTGCAAGATCACAGACCGCAATGCATGGGCGATGGCCAATCCAGCGCTCGGCTACACAATATCGGAGGAATCACTTGAAGAAGCTGTGGCAACTAATAAGATTGAAGATATACGCACGGAATTATTATGTTCGTGGATTGATTCTTTGCAAAGTCCGTGGCCTCATGGCGTACTTGAGGCGACCAGCGATGCCACGCTCTCGATTCCAGCTGGCGGTTATACAATCTTTGGCTTCGATGTATCTCCATCTCGCCGCAATGCGAGCCTCGTTGCTGGTCAGATTATGGGTGACGGGCGAATCGGAGTGGGAATCTTGCAGACGTGGGAAAGCCAAGTCTCAGTCGATGACCTAAAGATCGCAGCTGACATTAAAGGATGGGCTGATCAGTATCGGCCGAAGATGATCTGCTACGACAAATACACAACGCAATCAATCAGCGAGCGCCTTGCCAATGCTGGACAGATTACAACCGACGTCTCAGGACAGCAGTTTTATCAGGCTTGCTCTGATCTTCTCGATGGTCTAGTCCACGGCAGAGTCGTCCATAATGGCCAAGCCGAACTCATTCAACAGATGAATAATTGCGCGGCTAAAGTCAATGATTCGTCATGGCGTATCGTTAAGCGTAAGAGTGCTGGCGATGTATCAGCGCCGATCTCTTTAGCGATGGTCGTAAGTATGTTGATGAAACCTCAACAGATCGCAGCTATTTACACCGCATAGTGTATAATTACCCTCTATGGGTATCCTCTCGCGCCTTACAGGTGCAGCACCGAAAGCAAATGTCGAGGCTCAGTACGCACCTCAGGT